TTCTTGCTTATCTTCATATTTTGCCTCCTAGTAGTGGTATATCAAACGGCTTACTATCTTTATCGCCTAACTTTGTAAAACTAACATGGACATGTTTTAAATGTTTATTAAATCCGTTATATTTTCGCCATTTAAATCTAAGTATTTTGCTCGCAATCATGCCATTATGGATTACGTAAGATATGCGTTTATCGGATTTAGCACATTCTCTGATCTGGTCAGCCAGATATATTGAGAGCCCCTCGGATGAATCCAAGCGAGAATCAATATCAATGGCTCGTACACACCCATTTGTGTCTGGATTATGATCGGATGCATTTCCTTTTTTGGCATGACGAGCGTCGCCCAGCCATCCATCAGTGGTAGTCCTACGATCACTGAACCAAAAATCAATCTGATCTCTTAACTGTGTACCAGCTGCACAAAGCCAGGGCTTCATTTACTGATTATAAACCTAGAGCGCGTAAATCGTCAGTAGTTAAACCAAGGGCTGAAAGTTTACCTTGCGCTATTGCTTTAGCCTGAGCTTTTTCTTCAAGTTCGGCTTTCATGTTATTTGTTGATTCAATACTTTCATTATATTTTGCTAATTCAGCAGGGCTCATTTCTCTTTCAACAATTTCCCCTGTTTCAATGTTGTGGATTTGTATTGTTGGTTTTGTCATTATTTAACTCCGTAAAGTAGGACTGTGCCTGTGGTAAAAGTTCCTGCTCCAACTACAAAATCTAAAGATGTAATTGCTGAATTGGTGCGAATTGCTCCACCGCCAGACATAGAGTCTTTTGTTGATGCTTGTTCGTAAGCACCAGACATTTTAATTGGCTTCCAATTAGTTGTAGATGTATAATTATCAATAGTAAAAGACCATGCATTTGTAGCTTTTGTTCGATCAGTTCCATAAACAGCTAAATACCAGTCAACCAAAGCAAAAACTGGTGTTGCAGTTGTTCCAATTGCATCTGATGTCCAAAACTGAACTCCCGCTACAACTCCATTTGGTTGTATTAAATAGGAACTATTCGAAACGCTGTTAGTTACGCCATAAACCAAACCAAATAATGTGTTATAATCTTGACTAATTGATGAAATTGTTGATGTTGAACCGCTTAAACCATGTGTTGTTAACAAAGTCATTCCACCGCTTGAAGCGGCAGCACCAGCAGCTTTTATAAATACAGCAGCAGATGCGCTAGTAAAATCTAATGTACCACTTTCATATTGTGCTAATACTAATGATGATGCAGTATTAACTGTTGCTGTACCAGCGGTAATTGTGCAAACTCCAGCACCTAGATTTGTTATCTGTACTGTGTCACCTGCTGCAAACAAACCTGTGTTTACAGTAATTGTGGTTGCAACTGCATTAGACATAGATATGGCTGTACCAGCATCGGCAGCTACTAATGTATAACTTGCAGTCTTAGCGGATGCAGCACCACCCAGCATCGCTGTCTGTTGCAGTGAAGTCATCTGTGCAGCTGTTAATACCTGCCCAGTCGTGAACGTCTGTTTTGCCATGATACCCCTTAGTAACTTAGGACATTATAGTCTAAAGTGCCATAAATCGTATCATTTAGGATAAATGCGTCTATGACTGGCTCTAATGTCGTGAACGTGGTTTTCCAACTATTCGGTGTTATGTTCATTTTTACACCAAAAATCTGTAGGGTTTTCTCTAATAAAGATCCGCCTGGCTGTGTAGTAATCACTTTTATTGGATCAAAGAAATCTAGGTCTAAAGCTGCAATTGTGCCTGTATTGTAATTGTCTGTGTATAGGTCAAGCACTATGGAGTCCACTCGTATGCTTGTCTCGGCTCTGCTAGCAACATAAGCCTGTGCGTATTCTAGTGCTACTGAATCGCTCTGCATAAGTAAATTATCTTGAAAATAACTATGTAAAAAGTATTTATCTATGCTGGGTTGGTTCAAGGCTACCTGTGCAGTGCCGCCAGCCCTAGTAATTGTGGCTTTGTTAAATACTAATACATCGTTAAGAATCCAACTAGCATCAAAATACTCTATGCCTGTACCATTATCTGCAAAAACTGTAGGTGTACCACTGATTGATCCAGCAGTGACGTTTCTGTCTTGAAATACAAATGAGCCAGTAGCGTCCACATAAATAGCACCATACTCTGACGTGGCTACAGTTGTTAAAGCTTGTAACGCTGTGCGATTAGTGCCTGGATCTGCCTGCATAGTAGTAAGACCTGCATCTACATCACGCATTGAATTAGGCCACGATATAGTGTCCAACAATTGATTTACACGTGTGCCACTCAAATCTCCAGCAGTAGCACCTGTAACTGTGCTGATCTGTGCTAATTGGGCTAATCTAAATGCGTCTACAGCTTCTATAGTAGTTGTTGCTAAATCTGCAGATGACTCATCGGGGTATCTAGTTACATAACTTGTAATAAATCCAGAGAATATAGGATAGGTAATACCGCCATAGGTTGCAGTAATTTGCACTTTCTTCATAGGTGTTAATAAATTGTAATACGGCCCAGTTACATTCTGTGGGTTAAAATCGCCATTTTGATCTACTATGCGTAAAGTAAGTGCGCCTGTCTGAAATTGATCAGATAGTGCAGTACGGCCCCTGTTAGTTTCAATACGATTGATTCGATTAGATACATCTACAATTACAAGTGTTGAATCTGCTAACACGTTAGTATCTAATATACCTGTATCTAATATCATGGCTTGGGCAAAACTAGGTCCAGTGCTAAAGTTAATTACAGCATTTATTACTGGTATGGTCATACTATAAAGCCATTAGGTACTGTTGAGTAACCTGATCTAGTTGCTACCTGAATGCTTTCTGCTATAGCTTGACTTAACTTGTCGCTACCACCATCTATAGTAAGCCTAATATCCATAGGTGCTTGGGCTGTAGTGCGTTGAGCATTTTGGCTTAAAAATTGATTTATGCGTGAGTTTAATTCTTGTGTAGATTCCATGGCTACTTTGTTTTCAAAAGCTGCTATTTTTTCGTTAGTTGCCTGAGCTGTAGATAGGGCATAAGAGTAAGTAGGTGCTGCAGTTGAGGTCGGTGTTTTAACGCCACCTAATGAAGCTATAAATGCAGCTATCTGTGCGTTTAGGGCTCGCACCATTTCTAGGGCTGTATTTTGTAGGTAATCATCTATCTTAGTGTTTAATGTTTTTACCTTAAATAATGCAAAGTCTTCTAAAGACATACCTGCCAGTTTTGCTTGCTCTGCAAGTTTTCTTAATGCCTCAGTTGCTTCTAATTCTGCTAGATACTTTTTGGCCAAAGCCTCGTTATTGTCTAAGATTGCTAGCTGTGATTTTAGGCGTAATTTAGTCTCTTCATCGGTGGCATTGTTTAAAGCTGCGTTTATACCTATGCGCTCTAAGTCAAACTTCTTTTTTAACTCTTCTACGTTCTTATTTTCAATAGCGTTCTTAGCATTTAAGATTCTAAACTCTTCTTTTTTAGCTGCAGATAACTTGGCTTCAATACGTGCGTTTAATAATCTGACTTTAGCTAATGCTGAGTTTTGCTCTGGGCTAATTGTTCTAGCACTAGTTAATGCTCCACCTATTGCACTAGTACCTATAATACCCATAACAGCAATTAATGCTTTAGGACTCTTACTTGCAATAGCTAGAGCTAATAAACCTGCTTTAAATGATGGATTAGCTACTAGATCACTAAACTTTTTAATTAACTTTGCCATCTCTACAGTAGCATAAGCAATATTGTCGCCCATATTTTCAAAGTCTGTGGCTAACCCAGCAACTGAACTATCTTCACCTAATATGGTTAATGCATCTATTAAACCTCTACCAATAGATTTAGTTGCTTCGTCTGCACCCTTTTTAAGTACATCCATTTTGCCAGAGTAAGTATCTAAACGTGCTGCAGCTTGACCAGAAAAACGTGCTTCAAGTGCTGCCATGATTTTATTCATGTCACCTGTAGCAATTATGCTTTCATCTATACCTGTGTTAAGGTTTTTAATTGCTTTAGTCTGACCTCTGATACCAGCTGAGATAGCAGCAACTACTGTGTTTAAATTCTCACCAGTGCCTGCGCTTGTATTTAATGCAGCCTCTAATGATCGCTGTGCTAGATCTACTGATCCAGTAACGTTTAATAATGTCTTAAATGGTGTGCGTAAGTCGGTAAGTATTGCATAGGTTTTCTCTAAACTTTTTATGTAATCTTCAACCTGAGTAACTCTAAATGCGTTGCCTGTGTTTTCTAATTGTAAGGCTAAAGATTTGGCTGCTAGTTCATCCTCTGCAAATGCTTTAACTGCCTTTTTGCTAAATGCGACTATTGCTGTTGCACTAAATGCCACGCCAAAGGTTCGTGCTAAACCTTGTAATTGTTTATTAAATACAGATACATCTTGCTTGGCTTTTCTAAGAGCCTTACCATTCCAGGTTGCTAATGCCGAGACGACTACATTGGCCACTATGCAACCTTCTTAACTTCTGTGGCTTTGTTAAAATCTATAGCCTTTGTGTTTATTGTTTTAACTATTGCTTGATAAATTCCAGGACTCTTTTTAGCCCAAGCCTTGTAAATTAAGCGACCTTTAGTCTTACGTGTGCCACTACGTACGCCTGGTAATTTAGGTTGAGACGTCAAAGGTTCTAATGCACTTACGAATTGATACCCTGCAAATGGATTGTTTGAATTGTAAGAACGTGTGGCTCTAGATCTAGTTTTGCGAGTTTGTTCTTTTTCAAAAGCAACAACTCCGCCACCTTCGTGGATAGAAGTAAATGGCGCACGACCTTGTGGATTAACTCGGCCTGCAGTCTCATAGATACGACCAGCTGCGCTTATATTGTAAACATAGTTTTCTACTTGAAAACCATTCTTAAATTTTCTGTTTTGTCCTTCTTTGTAACCTATGCCACCTTTGACCATAGCAGCTTCATATTTAGGGAATGGTCTGTAATCTACTTGTGATGAGATTGGTTTAGACCAGCCAGATAACATCTCACCGTTACCAGGCACATCACTCTTAGCTGAGGATTCAACATCACGCATTAAAGGGCCAAGAACAGTTTTAATGCGGTTATACATATCATCATCAAAGAACGATAAACCTTTTAGGACATCTTCAACGCCTACGACTTCGGCTGGCATTTTTGATCTCCCTACTTCTATCCGTTAATACCTGGACTATTGCCCTAAGCATTTCGGAATCCATTTCAATAAATTCTTTAGGAGGGATCCCCAGTTCTACAGATAGCGCTGCTATCGTATAGATTGTAGAATCCCTCTGCGTTATTTTTTTTCTTCGTCTAATACCTCGACAGTTTCTAAGCTGTCTATAAATTCTGTACCAAATAAAGGTACGGTAATACTAGCTCTACGTAAGCACTCCCAAGCTAACCAATAAATATGAGTTTGTTGCTCATGCTCACGTAGCATTTTGCTAATACCATTTTGCCATTTCACTTCAAACGCATATTCAACTCCTGGGGTTATTTTATGTTCTGTAACTTCCCCATTAGCCCTAGTAATCTTTAGCGTTGCCATTGTTACTCCCTTATTAGAACGCCACTGATGGCGATACTGTTAATGCGGAGTTTAGCGTAAAGGTAACGCTAGAACTAGCAATTTCAGAGACGCCGCCTGTACCAATTGGGGTAAGGTTATTGACCAAAATGCTAAATTGATATGTAGGGTTAGCAGCTGATACAGCTGTGCCTTTAACAGTGATTACAGATACTGAAAGGGTTTGTCCAAATGCAGCATTTAGTGTCTGCATAACCTGTGAGCTTGCCCAGTCATTGATAAAGTCCACGGTAAATGAACCAGATTGTAATCCAGCTGCAAAGCGGTGTGCTGTATCTGACATTGTTGTAACTTCAAGCTCATCTATGATTTGATTAATAACTGCGCTGGTGACATAAGAACTAATGTCAATAGATGGTGTAGTAGGCGCAGCGGCAGTAGCCAGTTTAACGCCTACATTGTTATTTAAGTATATGGCCATGTTATTCCTCTTCTTTTTTAGTTTGTGCGGTTGGTTTTGGTGCTTCTTTTATTTGGCCTATCTTTATTAAGAAGGCTAAATCGTTTGCTTCACTCATTTTAGCTCCAGCTCGTTAGGATTGATACGGTGATGTCGGATGTTAATAAATCTCCACTTGCCACACTTGTGATAGCTGGAGCAGAGACACTTGATATATTTAGCACCAAAGATGATGCGTTTAGTTTAGTCACAACAGCAACTATAAAATCTTCTATGCCTGCAAGGTTACCCTGGTTATCTAGGGCTGGTACACAAATCATTAACCGAAAGTTTGCTAATGGTGCGATGTTTATTTGCTCATTATTAGAAGGCGTAAGATACGGCTCGCCAGGAGTTATCACAATACTATTGGGAATTAACGTAGCTGGTGGGTAACTAAATATATTCCATACACCAGTGTTAGTTAGATCAGTTGCAAGTGTTGACCTTAGTGTAGTAATTGCCGCTGGCATTAGCCCACCATTGTGTTAGGACTAGAGTAAGGTGCTATGAGACCTCGTACTCTGTTTATAAGCTGGTAGCCCATGGCGTAACGATTGGGGCTCATGCCATCCATACCGTTGCCTCCGTTTTGAGAAACCTGGCGTGCTTGGAAAATATCCACGGCAACTATCATCGCAGCTTGAGCTATGCTTGGCGTATTCGCATACGATTCAGTTTTATGATCTGGGCCTGTGGCTACTCCGTAAGGTAATACTTTGTGGAAGTTTTGGTCATCGCCATTTTTAGTATATTGAACAAATGAATAACCATTAGGGAAATTAGTTTGACCGTATTGGTACATAAATACTGGGATTAAATTAGTAGTGCCAGTGCTAGGTGGTATTGTGCCAGTGATTGTAACTGCACCATTGAATGAGGCACCACACGCACTTACTGTAATTGTTTGACCTGTTACAAACGCATTGGGATTAGCGAGCATAAGTGTGCAGACATTATTGCTGCGAGCTGTTCCAACTACAGGGGCAGTGTTAAACCATAAATATTGGTTAATTAAATCTTCTGATGTTTGACAAATTTCTTCAATAGTAGCATCGGAGTAAAGTGAACCAATTCCGAGATTAGCCCGTAACTCGGCCACGGTAACATAACTGGCTGGCATCTTTACTCCTTTGCTAATAGCTCTCTGGGGCTAGGGCTACTAAACCCCAGAGATTACTTATTTGATCGGTGTTATCAGGTCTTCTTGTACTTGATAATTCCGTTAGGCATTTTGGCGATTGTTGCCATGTATCCGTAAATTGCTACCTGTACTTGTAGATTTGAAACTACATTAACAGACATGTAAGCCTGTGGTGAGCGATACACAGTAAATGCCTCTGGTGCAAGGATTACTGCAGAATCATCATCGAATGTAGTTGCTGAGAAGTTCTTGTCTACATATAAATCAAGTCCTAGCACTGACCCTCTAATCGACTGTGGGCCCACTTGGCCTGCAGCGTTCATAGGTTGTAGGGCATTAAATACTGGGCGCTTTGTTGTATCTTGCGCACCGATTAATGCACCCCATTGTGCTGGGTTAGCGATGTAGTTCTGTGCAAAATAACCTGTGTTTGAGTAGATAGTGCGTGCGCCTTCTGTAGTGAATGCAACGATACCATCTAGATCAGCGGTTGTATTTGTACCATTCATACCAGCTGCAAGTAATGCAGTTAATACTGTGGTGTCAATTGTCTTTAAATAAGCTAGAGATAATTGATTAGTTAATTCCTCATAGAATCCAGGATAACCTGATCTTTCTAGAAGCTCTACGGATAGTGTATTCATACCACTGTACTTGGATACTGTTCCTGAAAGATACTGGCTGACCATATCTGTACTTGACACTGCGCCGCCTTCGGCTTCTACAGTTACAGTTGGTGCTACACCAGTTCCGCCACCTGAGCTAGTGACAAGTGAAGGTATATTGATAGTAAGGCCTGTTGGGGGCAAAGTTCCTTGTGAACAGGCATCAATTGCAGGTGTTCCAAAGCGTGTATTAGTTACAAACTCTGTTAGATATTGTGTTGGATTAAAACCTAATCCGTTGTTAGCAAAATCATCGGCAGCTGCAATAAATAACTTTGAGTCATCGTTGCCTAATGCTGCTTTAATTTTATGCTCTGTGTATCCACCCATTGATTCAATAGGAGTACGCACTTTTGTAGAAATATATGGTGCTGTAATAACTGGGCGTGCGGCTTCTACTGTAGGAGTAGCAGCCTCTGCCTTTGCTTCTTGTGGCGCTGTTGCTAAATCTTCCACAGGAGCCTCGCTTTCTTTAGTTTCGATTGGTGTCTCTGCTTCGTTTTCACTAGCAGCAACTTTAGTTACTTGCGCTGCACTAAATGCAGGCGATTCAACTAGGCTAACCTCACGTAGAGTTGCGCTAGTTACATATAAGTAATCTTTTTTCTGAATAGATTTGTTTACATCTACTCCAACAGATAGTCCATCAATTAGTTGCTCACCTGCGAGAATTAAAGCATCTTGGCCTTGCATAGATGCACTAATTTTAAATGATGCGTAGATGCCATCTTCTGCTTTATTAAACTTTTGCATTCTGCCTATTGGTTTCTCTGGCATGTGCTGCATAAGCATCTTGACTTTGCCAGGATCACCGATCTCAATAGAATCTTTAGCGAACACCACTTTACCGACAGAAGTATTACCTACTTCTTCGTATGGCACGATCTTGCCAGAGATGATTCTACGCTCACCATCTGAGCTTTCGATCTGGCTACTGAATGTAAGTATCATCGTCTTGTTCTCTTCCGTTAGGTGTTAGATTTTCCATTTCTTTTGCATCGTCTACGTCAATAAGACCCAGAGATAACATTTTTTCTAGCGTTTCTAAGCGTTTCATTGTGTCAGCTCTTAGGAATGATTCTTCTATAGCAAACTTAACTACATGACCGCGTGGAGTTATATCGTCCATACTTAAACGATCTTCAATAGCACAGATAAATGGCTGTAATGAATAAGCCACAAATTCTTTGCGACCATCTAAAATGTTTTGATATGTCATAGAATTATTCATATCTGCGCTTATGTAATATGCAGGTACATTCATTGCTCTAGCAATTTGTGTGGCTAAATATTGTTGCGCTTCGTTATACATCATATCTTTAGGGCTAAATCCTGTAGTTTCGTAAGATAGTGTAGAAGTTAAATATGCTGTAGATCTATTTTGTCTGCTTTGTTTCCATTGTGCTAGTAATCCAGATACTTGTTGCTCTGGTAAATCTGCGCCAGTGTTTTTAATATAACCACTAGGCATTGGAGTCGCGGCTGATACAGCTGCGGCTTTTTCTAAATCTAATGCGCTTTGTATTGTGCGTGTTGCGGTTTGTAAAACTCCGCCACCAGTTAATCCTTGGAAAGTAATAAGACTTCCAATACCTGACATTGGCGCCTTAATACCATCGACAAAATAATCTGTAATTTCTGTGCCAAATTTATTAGTTGTAAATGTAACTCGATTATTAGCAATCCATTCAAAGCGTGATGGTCGCAGATCATCGGCATAAAGCTCGGTGCATCTCCAATACGCGCAATTATAGAAGATCAAACTATCGACAGTCCAACTTAGCGTGACGGATCTTGGTTGTCGATAGTCTGGTTGGTCTAGCCAAAGAGGATTCCCGAGTTCCTCACCATTAGACTTTTTGTAAAGTTTAAGTGGCAAGTAGGAAACTACACCAGCAATAAGATTTCTGCAACGACTTACAGCTGGTACTTGCATTGCAAGATTACGATCTAATCCACCAGGAAAATTACCAACACCTGTAGTAAATGAACCATAGCCATAAGCTGTGTCCATAATTGCAGGGGCGTATTGCGCTTGTAGATTTTCTTTTTTATTGGTTATACCCAAAGCAGACAATAGACCCATATGTATACTTTATAGCATAAAACGTACTAATAGTGCAAATTAGACAAAGATTTGCGCAGTTTGTTGTGGGCGTGTCAACTGGCTTACGACCATGGCCAAGGATATTGCAGCTGTAACGTCACCTGCAGATTTACGCCTAATGATGCGCCATCCAGCATCGCTAGTCTTAGCAGCACAGTTATTTAAGTGCTGTACTAGATCTGCTTGACCACTATGCACCATTCTGCCGTTAGCCATAGCATCGGATAGATCCGAGCATGCCTGGTAAAACGCTTGACCAGACGTATCTTGTAAGCGCCAGCCACTTTGCTCTAATCGTGTAGCTATTGATTGCGTGGCGTACTTGTCAAAACAAATTATATGTGGATGGTACTTACGTGCCCATTCATTTATGTCACTTGCCATCTTAACTTCATCTATTGCAATATCACTATGCCACAGCTGTGCAAGTCCTACAGCTATTTTATCGTCTTTCATTTGACCCATAATTAACGCACCTGATCTGCGTGTAGGTGCAATATCAAAGGCCATTATAGTCATTGGGCCGACAGGGATTTCTAGTGTGCTATCACTACATGCTTCAATAGATCCATACACCCAGGGGCTAACCGCTGAATCCACCCACTGACAAAGCATTTCAGTTCTTGTAGCTTCTATGCTGTTTGTATTTACAGCTTCTTCTAGTGTTTGTTCAGTTACAAAATATCCGAGTGCTGGATTTGCCATGGCCCAAGCTTTGCGATCATTGATCTTGCAGTGCTGTGGTGCTGACCATTCGTAATAACCCAAAGTAACAGGCGGATAAGATAGTGATCGCTCTCTCAGATCATTAAGCACTGTGCTAAACCCATCACCAGCATTACTTGTCATTAAAGTCATTGAATTAGATCTAGCACGTGTTACGGGTAATGCAGCTGTAAATGCTTCTTCTGACCATTCACGTAATTCATCTAGATATAAGAAATCGGCTGTTTTGCCACGGGGCGCATCTCTAGTAGCCGCTGCTATCTCATACCTTGCACCATTAAGTAAAGTTATAGATTCTTGACCATTAGCCAGGCGTATCTGTCTTACCTGGTCTTTTAAGAATTGATTATCTTCTATTGTGTATGCAACATTTCTAAATGTATCTAATGCCATATTACGGTTAGAGGACATGCCTAATACGTTCTTACTGCCCCACAGAAATAAATGTGAAAGTATAAGCATACGAGCTAGGTGAGTCTTCCCTGATTGTCGACTTACAAGAATTAACCCACTTTTCTTTACCCACATTTCTTTATCGTCAATAGTTAATAGATCATCTAATACCCAGCGTTGCCAGGGAATCAGCGGCATGCCTATTTTTTCAGCTAGATCGGCTACTTCTTGTGCTTTAGATATTCCTTTAAGTAAAGGCGTGTGAATCCTAGGCTCAGTGCTGCCAATTAGCCCGACCCCTCGTGAGGTCTGTTTTATTTCCGTATCATTTTGCATCGAAGTTAAGCGTATCAGGTTTAATAAATGGTGAGTCTGGCACCGTTCGGACTGTCTCAGGGAGAGAAGAGTCTGGAAAGACAGGGGGGGTAGCAGGCTTATTAAAAAAACGACCCCCTTTAGCCAGGTTACAGCGCCTACAGATTGCAGCGCAATTAAACTGATCGAATGTGCTACCGCCTTTAGAACGTGGGAATATGTGGTCTACTTGATCGGCATCGCCTGAGCATAGATAACAAATATAGCCATCACGAGCTAACACAGATAATCTTAAATCTTTCCACTTCTTGCTACCTATCTCAGCCTTCTTATTCAATGCCAATTCCATTTCTTAAAATGACTGAGCGCACCGCACATAGAGCCATAGCGATTTAAGTTATATTTAATTCCCCAGTCTATCTGCTTAGTGCCATCTACCCTTGCTAAATACTGAGACCTACCTTGTGGTATACCTACGTGTGAACCGTTACGTGCTTTGTAGTCCCACTTACTATTCTCTTTAGAATACAGCTCTATTAAACAGTGTGTCTCATCTATATCATTTAATGTTATTAATATGTATTGCTTGTAATGCATAGGTTTATAATGCTCTTTAGCAACGGAATAATCTTTTAAAAAGCAACTGATAAATGCAATTAGCATAAAGGTCGCCCAAACTCTGCGCCTTCCGAGTCTAGCCCTTGGCGACTCAGCTTTTCGATTTAAGATCGAACGCTTCTTTAGGGTAGCATGGCATGTCAAATCACGCAAGGATTTCGACCAATGTGCAAATTTTAAAATCATCAAGCTCCATCCAAGTCTCATCGTAGCCAGCCTCACTCATGGTTTACTACCCCACCCATTACCTTTGAAGACAATGCCAGGTGCTGAGTAAAGTCGATTCATAATGGTCATGCATTTAGGACATTCCATAATAGGCAGATTATCTAAGTATGAGCTGCTAGTAGATCCATATGTGCCGCACTCTGCACAGCTGTATTCATAGGTAGGCATTACTTAGCCCCTATCAATGCACAAGTGTGGCAGCCAGTACCTAGGAATTGCCAGCCACCACACTGCGCACATCGGTCAATGTTACTGTCGGGTATATGCAATGCTTCCGCAATGTTTTTTACTCCCACGCAACCGCAGCTCATGCACTGGTACGCCTTAAAACCTTCGGGCGTATCTAACTGCTCAAGCCATAAGAACTCCGTCTTACGATCACAGCCATTACACTTAAACTTTGTGTACATGTGATAAAATCCCCTTTCTTATTGCCTGCAGTGGCACTGAGAACAAACCAAATACTGACCATCATGTAATAATCTGTCGTCATTACACGATACACATATTTGCACACTAGGGTTTAGGCTTTCGTTATCATTTTCCATGCGTAATGTAAAGCCTGAACCGTTCCTGACTTCAATAAATCCCATTATTCCTCCTTTCCTTGTGGAAAGAACCAATTACCGCTGGCATCTTGCTTAGCCCACACAGCATGCTCTTTAATACGATCTAGACATAAATAACCGTAGTAAGGCTTGCCATTAGTTTTGCTAACACCTGTAACTAAATTATTTCCTTTAGCACAGCATGCTGGTGGTGCTTTAGGTGGTGTCACAGTTGCAGCTTTAACCCAGTCCTCATTACTAATAGGCAAAGGATCTGTGCGATCTACTGAGAAGCTTTGTGTTACAGCTTGTTTTTCTTTAACTCTAACCATCTCTTCTCGACTAGGTCCATTCTTTTCAGTACCGATATTAGCCACTTTAAAAGCAACTCCTCGAGCCGAAGTCGCACAATTTTCAAGCGCAAAGTCACGATTAACCCCACGATCTGATATGACTTCTTTCGCTTCACCTGTTGCGAATGGTTTTTCGTCAGCGTTGTCCCTAAATAATTCACAAACAACAATGACTCTAGTGTCTGACTCCGAGACAATTCTCGTTCGTACTGCTCCATTTGGGTACCTTTCCCAGAATATATTTGATCTTTCTTGAACCGTGGTGTAATCATCTAAGTTAAATGCCATTAGTCTTTCCAATCGTCTGAGTTGTCGATCTCTGCATCGTAGACCGTTTTGTAAAGTGCGGTGTATGCAGCAATGTCGATAAGACTGTCGAGGTGACCAGGTGATTCTTGCAGACGACTGATCTTCTGTAAGATATTGATAATACATATGTCGTGTGGCATGAGTGGGTAATCAATATACGAACTGACAAGCTTTGAAATCCGTTCCATGTTGTGAAGAGGATGTCCGTAAACTGTGCCGCGCTCGTGGATGAGTTTAGTTGCGGTTGCAAAAAACGCCTCAGTTGTTGTCGGCATTAGTTTTGCTATCGCTTATACGTCTGTGCATGTCGTAGCCGTCTTTACGGCCTTTCCAATAACCTGACTGAAATGCATTATCTTTAATTGTTTCATAAACTCCCCAAGCAATTAAATAACCCAGGATGCTATAAAGCACTAGCCATGGTGCTGTTGTCTCTATCATGCGTTCACCGCCACTTGCTGATTTTGTAGCCAACATGGGCTTACATAATTAGTTAGCAATACCCAGCCACCAGCATCATCACTATGTGATTCTGATAAGCCACGTGTGCCACCAATACCATTTAAAAATGCCTGTGCAATTTTTAGTGATGCATAATCATCAAACCAGTATGCAAATTTCCAAGTAAATACTGGCATAGGATCAAAGCGATCTGCCTGCTTTTCCCAATCTTGACCACGCCACTGCATAGAATTAACCCATAAACGCTCAAAATCTGTAGCATTAATCTGTAACTCGATCTTCATATAGCCCTACTTTCTGTACCACGCTTTGTGGCATAGCAATAGTGTCGCACGTGTGTACGACTTTGTGGATGATTTTGGGGCGTATTTGTATAACGATTAGGTAACGATGTTACCCGTAATACCGCCCTAGAGCTGTAAATGAGCCATCCTTATTGATCGGCACTAACGTGGGTGTTAGCGTCTTTCCTACGGCTTCTAGTATAGCAATACCCATCTGCCAATTCGCGCTTCCATAGCGAATATAAGAGGCTTTTTTTCTATCCATTAGATTACCTACCTCAACCCCATATAAGGGTCTGTAATGGCTTCCTATAGCTTCTGTATAGGCACTCATGCCTAATCTATGGCTATGTCCTGCTATGACCGATTTGCCCCATTTTTTAGCAAGGTTAAGGGCTGTGATACCTGCATGCTGGCTCATGCTGCCCTCATCGCCATGTGCTAATACCCATCCAGGGTGAAACTCATAAGCTGTGCGGTGGTAGTCAATGCCCATAGATGCAAAGTCCATAAACTTAGGATATTGCAGCTCTGGTAAACCAATAAGGCCAGGTGCTTTTAGTAGAGTGTTATAAAGGCGATCAGTATGATTACTGCGGATAACA